GTTGACATTCCGAGCCAGCGGAAGGTCGTGGTCGTGGAACGGGACGGCAAATCCCGTATCGTGTCCGTGGCCTCCTTGCTGCAGTCGACGTTGCTCCCCTTGCACCTCCTCATTTACGGCCACCTTTCAAAGAAGGATTGGCTGTTACGAGGTGACGCTAAGGTGAGTGTTTTAAAAGATTTTTCGTGCAAGAAGGGGGAGGTATTCGTGTCTGGGGACTACGAGAATGCGACGGATAATTTCAATTCGTTGCATTCGCGCAGGATCCTGCAGATGATTTTTCATCATGCCGTCAATATACCGGAACGCATTAGAGCCGCCGCGCTCGATTCTCTCACGGGAACGTTGGAGTATCGAGGGCAGGTCTTCGTGCAGCGAACCGGACAATTGATGGGTAATTTTCTCTCTTTTCCTCTCCTTTGTTTGACCAATTTTCTGGGTGTGGTGCATGCCCTTGGGTGGGAACGCGCGAACACTATTCCTTTGAAGATCAACGGCGATGACATTGTGTTCCGATGTCTCCCTTGTGAAAAGGAAAAGTGGTTCCGGTCCGTCCAAGACGCAGGGCTAACCCTGTCGGTGGGCAAGACGCTCGTCCACTACCATTTTTTCTCCATCAACTCGACCTTCTTTCATGCATGTCGTGACCGGGTGAAGATCATACCCGTACTGCGTGCTTCGACCATCTTCAGCCCTTGTCATGAAAAGGGCGCGTTGTGCTCCAGGATCCAGAGCGCGACATGGGGATGGTTCGGGAAGAAGCGCCGCGTAATTCGTTCGTTCATGCTCGGCTTTCATCGCCGGGCTGCTCGTAATGGGTTCGTGAGCTTCAATCGGGGGTATGGGGTCAGAGTGAGTGAGCAGGAGCTTGTCGACGCTGACCTTTTGATGACTGAGGCGCAAGCTTTAATGAGACCGTCTACCTTCGATCTGCCGCCAAGAGAGCGGATCGAGGGTTATCAGTTTCGTGAGGCTGGCTTCGTGAAAAGGGAAAAGAGGTCATTATGTAAGGAGTGTGTACGTCTGTCCGCGCGGGATGTTCAAGAATTCTCCGCGGACCAGATGTGGGTCAAAAAAGTAGAGAGCGTGTTGAAGAAAAACGAGTCTTTCCCGCCAGAACCCGTCAAATTGAGGTTTCGGAGCCTCAAACGATGGAAATTCTTTCCGGATGTGACTCGGCAAAAGGTGAAGGAATGGTGGTGGACCAGCGCCGCGATCGGCGGTGTCTGGAGTTGGATCTGGGGACGGAAGAGAAAAAAGAAAACTCGTGAGTCCGTGATGGTCATACCGGATCGTTGCTGTTACCGGTGTGTCATGGAGCTATCTCGGAGTGTCGTGGAATTCGTGCCGTCGAGGCTTTCGTGAATGTGAGCGTTGGCAGTCCAGGTGCTGCCGGAACGACGTCCTACAAGGCGCCAAACGGTCCCCCATGGGAAACCAATAAGGGAATATATCCTCTCTGAGGTCGGCGTCCGCCCCGCGGATATACTGGGCGCACCGTACGAAGATGCGGCGATCCGTTCCCCT